TCGCTTTCTAATGCGATGACAAGAAGTTTCTCTTCTTTAACTAGGAATGGTCTGTACTGAACAGTCTTTCCTGTTGACGGCAACTCTAATTCATAAGTTGGCGTAGCAATTTTTGGTAAAGGCATAACAAATATAATATTATGTGTAATTTATTTAGTTAGGCACGTCCATCCTGTATTGAACGTAGTAAATCATTCATACCTAGGGTAGGATCTTGATTACCAGATCTCATAGAAGGAATTCTAGGTATGCCACCTATAGCAAATCCATTAGCAACATTATTATAATTTGCTTGTGCAGATGGGTTTGCAAATTCTGATATACTAGTACTTTTGTCGATATAATATCTACTGTATGCAAATGATACATTACACTTTAATAAATCAGAAGAATCATATGTCACTGGCATAGAAGAAATTGCTAGTGGAAATGCATTAACAAACTTATATGTAAGTG